AGGGCGGTGAAGGGCTTGACGATAAATACACCACGAAGGTGAATATACCGCAGTATGAAATCACCGGAGACTGCCCTACCATCAGTGAAATGCTTGATACAGAAAAAGCGGACGGGCTGATTGAAGAAATCAAACAGTCTGGCGTGACGGATGAGGAAAAAGAATTTCTGATTCAGGCAGCACGAAGGCACAATGTATTCAATTACAGGAATATTGCAGAGTATTACGCTCATGCTGGCGCCGAGATGCAAAGACTGATGGAGAAATCAGCACTCGTAATTATCGACGTTGATGATGCCATAGCGAATGGATACGCCACCCTGAATGCTGACATCCTGGATATGATGGAGGGCAGCGATGAGGGATGACTTTGCGGTATTTATATTAACGCATGGGCGAGCTGATAACGTGGTTACTTACCATGCGCTGCAGAGAGCGAAATACAGCGGAAAGACATACTTCATTATTGACAACGAGGATGATCAGGCAAACGAGTACCGAAAGAAGTATGGAGCCGACAGGGTGATCGTATTCGATAAGCAGGAAGCCTATGACAGAGCCGATACAATGGATAATTTCAACATCCATTCGGCTATCATCTATGCGAGAAACGAATCTTTCCGGATTGCGAAGGAACTTGGGCTGAAATATTTCCTGATGCTCGATGATGATTACAGAGAGATCGACCTGAGATATGCGGAAGATCAGAAAATGAAAGCGCAGATCGCCCTTGATTATGACAGACTGTTTACTGACATGATCAGTTTCCTGGATGCGAGCGGAGCGTTGACTGTAGCGTTTTGCCAGGGAGGGGACTTCGTTGGAGGACTGGACGGAGGAAACTTCTACAAAGGACTACTCAGGAAGGCGATGAACAGTTTCTTTTGCAGAACGGACAAGCCAATAGAATATCGGGGAACGATGAACGAGGATGTCGTGACATACACTACTTGGAGCAGCCGGGGGTTGCTCTTTTTTAGTGTCACAAATACCTGCGTTATCCAGCTTCCTTCTCAGAGCCTTGAGGGGGGGATGACAGGAACATACCTTGATGGAGGAACCTACCTGAAAAGCTTTTATGCTGTGATGAGTATGCCGTCATGCGTCAAAGTGCAGGTGATGCACACAAAGCATAGCAGAATCCATCACCGTGTGAACTGGGAGCGATGCGCCCCGAAGATACTGAACGAGAAATGGAGAAAGAGAGGTACGGAAGAATGAGCCGACCAAAGAACATTTCCGGGCATAAGATGTTGGCTCACATCGACCGGATATTAAATGACCACAGACCGATTACAGCGGATGTGTTCATAACAAACTACTGTAATAACAACTGCCCGTATTGCACGTATCACAGATGGGAACTTGAGCCTGGATCCAGATACATGAAGTACGAGGACTTTGTGCAGTATGGAACTAGGCTGATCGAGCTGGGAGTTCAGGGAATTATCCTGACTGGAGGTGGAGAGCCGACCATCAATCCTGATTTCGATAAAATAGCCGAGTGGTTATTAAATCGAAATATCAGCTGGGGGATGAACAGCAACTTCAATCAGATGAAATACTGCAAGCCGTCATATCTGAAAGTCAGTCTCGATGGATATGACGAGGACAGCTATGAAAGATGCAGAGGCGTGAGAAAGTACCACGAGGCGAGAAAGAATGTCATCGAGTATGGAGTCTGGAAGAAAGAAAACAGCCCGGATACGAGCCTTGGCATCCAGATGGTTGCACAGGACGTGGAGTCCGTTTACAAATTCTACGAGGCGAACAGGGTACTTCCTGTCGATTACATAGTATTTCGACCCGTGGAAAGCACCGGAGGAAAGTATTACAGGCAGGGCGTTACATTCTCGCCTTTCCGAACAGATGAGATCCGGAACGCAATCGTAGATCTTGCTACCGATGACGAGAGAGTGACACTCAATTTCAAATGGGATCTGTTGGAGGAACGGCAGGAGAGCTGCACAGCACAGTGGGCGCAGATAGCCGTGAACGAACAGGGCCAGGTGATGTATTGCTGCCACAAGCCGTATGAGATTGTAGGCGATCTGATGGATCCGGATATTCTGAAAAAGAAAGATAAATATTTTACCAATATGTCGTTGTGCGATGTCCCGTGCAGGATGACAGCCCCGAATTTGTTTGTTAGCCAGGTGCTTGAAAAGCGAAAAGATGGCTGTTTCATTTGAAACTGCCTAATCCAGAACAGGAGGTGGCAGAATGGCAAATGAAAAGAACCTGAAGCCCCTCGGGAACGGACAGCGAACAAAGGAAGAAGAAAGAAAAATTCAGTCAGAAGGTGGAAAAAAATCCGGGGAGGCGCGAAGAAGGAAACGGGACATGAAAAACGCCGCCAAACTGCTTCTCGGAATGAAGGTTGACCCGAAACAGTCAACGATGAAAGCCACCTTGCAATCTTTGGGAATCCCAGAAGATGAGATGAACTATCAGATGGCTGTGCTGGCAATGCAGTTGATAATGGCAGGAGCGGGTAGCACAAAGGCGGCAACATTCTTGAGAGACACAGCAGGCGAGAATCCGAGCGTTCAGATACGTGAGAAGGAACTGAAGCAGAGACAGAAGGAATTCGCACAGACACAGCAGACGGAAGGTTCCGAGAGCACGCTTGCTGATGCGATTGAGCAGGCATACGAAGAAAGACAGAAAGCAGAAAAGAGTGGAGAAGATGAACAGTCAGGCGATTAGATATTATGCGAACCACCCTGTAGAGTATGTCAGGGACATCATAAGGGCGAATCCGGATCCAGTGCAGGGCGAGATATTGAACAGCCTTGTTACGAACCAGATGACTTCTGTAAGGTCCGGGCACGGCATTGGAAAATCAGCGGTCGAAGCGTGGGCGGTGTTATGGTTCCTTACAACAAGGCCGTATCCCAAAATCCCATGCACAGCACCGACACAGCACCAGTTATTCGATATTCTGTGGGCCGAGGTCAGCAAGTGGATGAGAAACAACCCTGCTCTTGAAAATGATCTTGTCTGGACGAAAGAAAAACTCTACATGAAGGGCCATTCGGAAGAATGGTTCGCCGTTGCCAGAACCGCATCAAAACCTGATGCGTTGCAAGGATTTCACGCAGAGAACATCCTGTATATCATTGATGAGGCTTCCGGTGTAGATGATAAAATTTTCGAGCCTGTTCTTGGATCCATGTCAACCGAGGGCGCGAGGCTGCTCATGTGTGGAAACCCCACACAGTTGAGGGGGTTTTTCTATGACAGCCACAACAAGAACCGAAGTGCATACAAGACATTCCATGTTGACGGAAGGAACAGTTCGAGAGTCGATAAAGACTATGTGAACATGATCATCAACATGTATGGAGAAGACAGCGACGTTTTCAGGGTACGTGTTGCCGGGGATTTCCCTCTGTCCGAGGATGATGTATTCATTCCGTTGCCGTTGTGCGAGAAATCCGTGCAGACAGAATGGGTTCCGAATCCGAATCCGTATATTCTGTCAATCGGGTGCGATGTGGCCCGGTTTGGAGACGATAAGACCGTCATCACTTACAGAGTAGATGAAAAGGTCGTGATCTGGAAGAAGCGGCACGGACAGGACACTATGAAAACAGCAGATGATCTCCTTGAATGTGCCATGATGCTGGAAGAAAAATATCACCCATCGGAAACCATATCCATCAAGGTCGATGATTCCGGTGTTGGTGGTGGAGTAACGGACAGGTTGAAACAGGTCAAGAGGATGTTTCCTGGACGGTTCGATTTTATTGATATCTTCCCAGTACACTTCGGACAGAAGATCAGACACAAGTTTTATGATGACAGCACGACATACATGATGTCCGTTGTGAAGGGATTGCTTCAACCGCATGACGAGGAAGGAAACCGGAAACCCGTTGAACTTATCCTTCCAATTGACGACGAATTGATTGCAGAGCTTTCCTGCCGTAAATATTCTATGACAAACAATGGCAAGCTGAGAGTGGAAAGCAAGGAAGTAATGAAAAAACGAGGACTGCACAGCCCAGATACGGCTGATTCAGTACTCTTGTCGTGTTTACCAGTAAAGAGAAAGAAACGAAAGAGAGGTGACGCAGCATGAGCAATAGGAGGCCAGCAAGAGTCGAGGCCAGAGTTATAAAAGCCGTCGAGCCTCAGAAAACCATTGCCAAGGCTGAGACATCTACACAGGTTTATGTGGAGGACCAGTTCAGTGCTGGAGAATGGATATCACCGCCAGCAGACCTGTTCGGGCTGGAAAAGATGGTTACTGAGAGCTCCATCCTTCCACAGTGTATCAGGGCATACAAAAACAATATTGCTGGTTTTGGAATCGGGTTCCGATATGTGGATGATGTCGAGGAAACACCTGAGATGCAGCACGAGATGAAAACCGCATCCGAGGTCGTGGAACTTCTGAATGTGGAGGAGGACACAAAAGAAGTATTCGAGGACTTGATCGAGGCCAGAGAGAAATACGGAATCGCATATCTTGAGGTTATTCGGGACCTGTCCGGAAACGTACAGCAGATTGAATTCATCAGAGATGTGCCGAGCGTCCGGATGACAATCCCACTGGATCCGTACCAGGAAATTTCGTATTTCCATCACGGCATGGAGCTGAAACGGAAAAGGAAATTCCGGAAGTACAAACAGACTGTCGGAGGGAAAACCGTTTACTATAAAGAGTTTGGGGATCCGAGAGTCATGGACAACCGAAACGGCGAATATGTCTCTGATGGGCTGGAAGTTCAGTACCAGGCCAATGAGATTATGGAGTTCAAGAACGGCACTAAGCCTTACGGCGAGGTGCGGTGGATCGGTCAAATCCTTGGCGTGGATGGATCCCGGAGAGCTGAATACCTGAACAACAATTATTTTGTGAACGGCAGACATACGCCCCTATTGATCATGGTCGAAGGTGGAACCCTGACAGATGAATCGTTCGATAAGTTACAGCAGTACATGAATGATATCAAGGGCGAGGCCGGGCAGCACGCCTTCCTTGTTTTGGAGACTGAGAACGCAGAGCAGAGAACCGGATTCGATGATGAGGATAAGCCGAAAATCACAGTCCAGAACCTTGCTTCCATCTTACAGAAGGATGAGCTTTTCCAGGAGTATCTCGAAAACAACAGGAGAAGGGTTCAGTCAGCGTTCCAGTTACCTGATCTGTATGTTGGATATACCACAGATTTTAACCGGGCAACGGCACAGATGGCAATGGAGGTTACCGAGGAACAAGTATTTCAGCCAGAACGAAAGTCGCTGGCGTGGGCGATCAATCACAGACTGCTGAACGATTACAAGTTCAAGTATGTTGAGGTGTATTTCAAAGAGCCAGACCTGACGAATCCGGATGATATCTATAAGCTGATGAGCGTTGCCAATAATGCAGGAGGCATCACTCCGAATGATGCAAGGCAGATCCTTTACAATCAGCTCGGAATGAAGTCACAGGATTTTGACGGTGACTGGGCCGAGGTTCCAGTATCCGTAGCGAATAAAGGAAGCCTCGATGCAGGAATGACGAACCTTCTCAGTCAGGTCAATGGACAAGTTGAAAAAGCGCAGCAGAACCACGAGCCTGACGAGGTGGTTGCCGTTATGAAGGAAGTGCGGAAAGTTTTAACGCAGATCCAGAAACAGGAGGGCAAAGCCAATGAAGATTGACTGCGATCCACTGATTCAGGCGATCAATCGGTATATTGAGAAAGCTGACAAGGATATGGGAGACGAGCTGAAGGCGGAAGGCTTCGTTTCTATTGATCAGGCGATAAAGAGCATAGGCGAGATCGAGGACGGCGTAACAGACGCATTACAGACTCATACAGACGATGTTCTTGAGAGATTACAGGCAGCCACAGGGCTGCCTAATTTTATATCCGATATCTGGCCAACCATAAAGGATGCCGATGATCTGGAAAAAGCACTTCACGATATATTCAAGGACCAGTTCGACACCCTGATGCACCAGACCACGATTGACTGGATTATCTCACAGGATCCGGAACTTCCGATTGAGGATAACCGAATCACGAAACCAGCGCAGGAATTTGTGAAGTCATGGAGTAGCGACCTTGCCAAGATTATGAAGCTCAACACGAATGAGCAGATCGAAAAGGTGCTGCTGAGAGCCGATGAGGAAAAGAGAACCATCGACCAGGTGGCAGAGGATATAGCAAACTCAGGGATCCGGGACTGTGGTTACAGGGCGAGGACCGTAGCCGTCACAGAGGTTTTACGGATGGAGAGCTACGGGCAGCAGGAAGCGATGGTTCAGAACCCGAGTGCATACAAAAAGAGCTGGGTTCATTGCAGTTCCGACCATCCGAGGCAGAACCATATTGAGATGGATGGAACCACGGTATTCAAGAGAGAAACGTTCACACTGATCGGGAAGGATGGTTCTGAGTATCACCCGATATGCCCGAGAGACACCTGCCTCCCTGCATCAGAAAGCGTGAATTGTCATTGCATCATGAAGGTGATTGAGGATGCGAACGTTCTCGGAATGACACCGGAGGAACGTGCGGAACTCCGGACGAAATACATGGACGAGATTGACGCAGAGTTTGATGCAAAGGAACAGGAGGCGGGCTGATGAAAAAAGGAATCAGAAGCGCAAGGGCTCCTTGCCTGAGCGCATAGTCCAGTTCAAAATCTAAAGAAAGGAGCAGAAGGAAAATGCCGAAAGTGGCAAAGGCGTATGCCATTAACAACGCAAGGATTTCTTTCGTGTCCCTGGTGGATAAGGCAGCGAACAAGCACACGTTTCTGGTCACGAAAGGGAATGACGGCAAGGCAAATTTCCAGACGTATGGAGATATCCTCGAAGCCGTAAAGAAAGCGGATGACGCTCATTATGTGACTGGCATCGTGTATGAACCTATGGTCGAGGACACACAGGGCAATTACATGACAGAGGAAGAAATCACCAAAGCGGCCTACTGGTATGCTGAGAACGGCAATAACGTTGATATCCAGCACAGTTTTGAACCGATAGACGGTGCGAAGGTTGTGGAATCCTATATCGCCAAGAGCGATGAGGAAATCAACGGAAAACCCGTGAAAAAAGGTTCCTGGGTGATGACGATGAAGATCGAAGATCCGGAAAGACATCACCGGATTCTCCATGGGAGGCCGGGGAGATTACAGCACCGAAGATGTGCAGCTTCCTGAGAGCGATTCTCTGGAAAAATCCAGTGCGTTTCAGAATATCAGGAAACAGGTTGCCTCCATTTTTGGATTCGATGGAGTAGTAGCCAAAGGAGCAGTAAAGGCCAGAACTAATGAGCAGGCAACCAGAGAGATCTTCAATGATGCGTACTGGGCTCTTGCCGATGAACTGTTCGATAAGTGGAATCCGATTACAGGCGAATGGGGAAAGAATACTGACCCCACTGAGATCGAAACGGACCTGAGTGATTTCGTTGATATTGCAAGACAGCTCCTGAATCAGGGGGACATCATCAAATCATTGTCAGGTGGAACCGTTGAGAAGGCTGGCAAGGCTATGAGCAAGGCGAACATCGAAAAGCTCAGAAGCGTTTATGACAGCCTTGGAACATTTTTATCAAACTTTGAAGAAAGCGAGGAAGAAGAAGTGACCAAAGCAGATGTTGAGCAGATCACGAAAGCTGTTACGGAAGCCGTTACAAAGGCTATGAACCCGGCAACAGCGCAGAAAGCCGCAGAAGCGGCAGGAGGAGCAGACACAACCGCAGGTGAAGGAACATCCACCGATGGAGTTGCAAAGGCCGCACAGGGCGGTACTGAGTCCACACAGGTACTTACGACCGCAGATGTTCAGAAGATGGTCAACGATGCAGTAGCAAAGGCGATGGAACCGAAGGCCGAGGAGGTTACTCCGGAGAACATCGAGAGCGTTGTGAAGGAAGCTGTCGCAAAGGCTATGGAGCCTGTTCTGAAAAGCGCAGGACTTCCGACCAACCTGAATGACAGCACCGTTCAGAAAAACGATGGTGAAGATGAGTGCTATCTTCACGGAATTCTTTAATCAAGGAGGTATAAGAATATGCCAATGAGTAATGGACAGCTTATTGCGAGAGCAGCAGTTACGACAGGCAGCCTTTCCGGTGGCGGAATCCTGGCACCAGAGCAGGCCAGAAAGTTTATCCAGCAGACATTTGATGCTCAGCCCCTTTCCGGTCTTGTGCGTCACGAGATGAGAACATCCACCACTGGTGAGATTGACAAGATCGGTATTGCTACCCGTATTGTGAGAGCAAAGACCGAGAACGTTGATGATGATTACCGTGCAGGGGTGAATACATCTCAGATCAAGTACGCCACCACAGCCGTAAGACTGCCGTGGGAGATCACCGAGGAAACCCTTAGACAGAATATCGAGGGGCAGAACCTTGAGACGATCATCACTAACCTGATGACCACTCAGCTCGGCGCTGATATGGAGGACCTGTATCTGAATGGTGATGAGGACACCCCGGCAAAGACTGGCGATGCTGATACACCGGATTATAATTTCCTGAAGATCAATGACGGATGGATCAAGCAGATCAAGAATGGCGGTCATGTGATTGATGCGTCCTCTGGATCTGCCATGAGCCTTGACTTGTTCTACAATGCTGTAAAGGCACTGCCGAACAAGTACAACAACGGCAAGCTCCGCTGGCTGATGTCTCCGCACCGTCAGCAGGAGTGGGAGCTGTACCTGATGAATCAGGTCATCGGTAAGGGTGGAGCCGTACCGGATAGCGTATATCAGTCCCCGGCTGGCATCCCTACCGTATCTGTTCCGTCCCTTGGAGATGACACCATCATCCTGACGGATCCTCAGAACCTGATCGTTGTGAACTCCTACAACGTGATTATCAGAAAGACCACTGAGGGTAAGGAAGCAGTCATGATGGATAAGAGATTCTACACCATTCATCTGGACTATGACCCGATTATCGAGGAGACCGATGCTACGGGAATTATCACCGGACTGAAGTGATTCGAGAGGGGGCATAGAATATGAAACTCAGACTGATTAAGGGCAGATCGTACACCGATATGGGATCCATCAGAGCTGATGAAAAACACCCGGTTATCGAACTTGACGATGTGGAGAAAGCACAGAGCCTTGTCGATGCGGGGTTTTTTGAAATGATTTCGGAAGCACCCGAGAAAGCCATGGCACAGAAAGCAGCCAAGAAGGATGAGGAAGGCACCGGACTTCCTTACGAGATATCAGAAGCTCCGACCGCAGCGGAAACACTGAAAAAATATTTAGAAGGAATGACAGCCGCACAGCTCAAGAAATATGCAGCACAGCACGGAGTTGAGGTGAAGTCCTCCCGGAAAGAGGAAATCATCAAAAAGCTGATGGAAGCTGACGCAAGGGCGCAGGAAGCGAGAGAATCGCTTCGGGGTGAATAATGGCTGCCCGTCCGTGGGTGTCACCGGAAGATGTGACTGCTTATACCGAAAACGCAGGAGTGAAGAACAGGCCAGCCGAAAAGCTGGCCTTTGATATTTTCCGTGCGGAACAGAAGGTGATCTCCAAGACACACAATCCGTTCACGGATGAGCAGTACGCCGATGGCATACCAGAACCAGTGAAGAAAGCCATCATCCTGATTGCTGAGATGTACGCCAGAAATGCTATTGAGTCCGGGAAAGAACATCCGAATCTGAAAAGCGAGTCGTTTGATGATTATTCCTATACGGTGGATGATAATGCGAACAATGTGGATAGCCTCGACATTGATGATCTTTTGAGCGATTACGTGCTCCCCGTTGGAAGAAATAAGACGGTAATGCGGCTAAGAAAACTGTGAGGAGGCTTTTCATGTTCGATGAATTTTTTAACCACAAGTGCGACATTTATCATAAATACGATGAGCCTGTGGAGGTCGGGTACGGCATAAGTACGGGGGACACGAGAAGCGATAAGAGTGAACCGGACGAGACAGACATCAAGTGCCATTTTTATGTGAGCACGAGTCTCACGGTAGTGCAGAAAGAGCCTTATGCAGACATCGAAGGAACAACAAAACTTGCGTTACCGTATGGAACAGATATCCGGATCAATGATACGGTGGTGGATAAGTGTACAGGAACGGCATACCGAGCAACCGGAGTGCCGAGAACAGTCCACGGAAACCACCATATCATTGTGATGATTGAACATCTGGAAGGGGAACCGAACGCTA